GTTCTAGACTTTGGTACTGCTGGTTCTATTAGAAGTGAAATTGAGTTTTTGATTCGTCGCTGGGAGCCACGCATCAATTTACTTGATGTTGTCGTTACACCAGAGTATGATCAGAATGCTTTTTCGGTTTACATTGAATTTGAAATTATCGGAAGAGAAAGACCCGATGCTCCACTAACAACAGAGTTCCTTCTAGAAAGGACGAGATAGTAAATGGCTTATACGCAACTCAATCAATTAGATTTCAATAACATAAAATCCTCTCTCAAAGAATATTTGAGAGCGAATTCGGATTTCACTGATTATGACTTTGAGGGAAGTGCTCTTAGCAATCTTCTTGATGTGTTGGCATATAACACATACTATACGGCATTCAACTCAAACATGATTGCCAATGAGATGTTTCTGGACTCAGCAACACTCAGAGACAACGTTGTATCAATCGCTAAGCAGCTAGGTTATCGTCCTAAGTCCGCTACAGCATCAAAAGCGGTTGTTAATCTCGGTATTAAGTTTACATCACAAGATAAACCCTCTTCAGTTGGTATTCGTAGAGGTACTTGTTTTAATGCTGTGTTTGAAAATACTACATATCCTTATAGTATTCTTGATGATATTCGTACAACTGTAAATAATGGTATTGCAGATTTCTCTAATGTAGAGATTTACAGTGGAACTATCATTACACAGACATTTACTGTCAATACTGCACTCAGAAATCAGAGATTTTTAATCAAAAACGAAAAAGTAGACAGCACAAGCATTCGTGTTAAAGTTTTTGAGAACGCAAATACCTATCCTAATGGTGCATTTGAGTTATATGACTATGCTGAGAACATTTTAAACGTAACTCCAAGCGATAGAGTCTTCTATTTGTCGGAAATTGAAGATGAAAATTACGAAGTAAAGTTCGGTGATGGTGTTTTTGGTAGAAAATTGGAGAATGGTGAGCTGGTTGAAATCTCTTACCTAGTCACTTTTGCTGCAGAAACCAACGGAGCGAGAGTTTTTAGTTTCGCTGGAGTTGTTGAAGACCTACTAACAAGCACTTCCACCACGCAACTTTATTCACTAGAGGTTGTTGGTGTCAATATTGTATCCGCATCAAGTGGCGGTGAAGACATTGAAAGTCTTGATCAGATCAAATTTAATGCCGCAAAGACTTTTGGAACGCAAAATAGAGCGGTAACAGGCGAAGACTACAAGGCGATTGTACGCAATTTGTATCCAGCAGTTGCTGATATTACCGCATTTGGCGGTGAAGAGGACGATCCTCCCGAATATGGAGTCGTAAAATTGGTCATCAAACCAAAAAATACGCCATTTTTGTCTTCTTTCACGAAAGCTGACCTTGAAAAGCAGTTAAGAAAGTACGCAGTTGCGGGAATTCGCCCAAAAATCGTTGATCCGTCCATTCTTTACATTGAAATGGACTCACAAATCTTTTATGACAACAGAAAAACGACTTATAAGAACGACAAAATCCGCTCTTTGGTCATCAAAGGTCTAGAAAATTACATCAAAACCTCTGATACCGAAAAATTTGACGGAAAATTCCGTTACAGTAAGTTTGTTGGCGTCATTGATGAGGCAGATACGTCAATTAAGTCCAACTTGACGGAAATTACACTGAGAAAAGATTTCTATCCAGCTATTGATTCTAAGTTTTACTACGAAATTTGTTACAAGAACCCATTTCTTGTTGATACTGACAACCCAGTAATTTCAAGTACAGGGTTTAAGGTTCGTCAGTATCCTTTTGACACTGTTTATATTGAAGATAGGGCAGGCAAAATTGTTCTATATAAAGTAGACAGCATAAGTGGTGAAAAGATTGTTTTAAATTCAAGTCTTGGTGAAGTTAATTATGGTAAAGGTGAAATCAAGATGTATGATCTAATTATCATTAAAGGTAGTTTCTCTGACGACAAAATTGAGATTCGTGCTAGACCAGCAGTGAAAGACATCGTATCAAACAGAGAAATGTTCCTTGATGTTGATATCAGTAAGAGTAAATTCACAATTATCCAAGAATAATTAATGGCTAGGACTGCATCCAAAATCTCGGCTCTAGTAGAACGCCAGTTACCAGAGTTTATTTCATACGAATATCCAAAATTCGCTGCTTTCTTACAAAAGTACTATGAGCAGCTGGAGCTTCCTGGGCAACCACTTGATATTATTCAAAATTTAACCAAATATCAGAATATTGATTTCTATGAAGAGAGCATTCTTCAAGAATCAAGTGATTTGGTCGCAATTACTGATACAACCGTTGAAGTTTCGGACGCTAGTGGATTTCCCGACGAAAATGGTTACATCTTAATTGATGATGAAGTCATTTTTTACAAAAATAAGGACGGAAACGTTTTTGAAGATTGTTTTCGCAACGTAAGTGGAACTACTAAGCTTGGAGACCTGTATAGTGAGTCTACTTTCAAGTCAGTTGCTCCCTCAGACGTAGATGTTGCTCAACCACACTTGATTGGAAGTGTTGTATCTAATATCAGCAACCTATTTCTGTACGCATTCGTAAGAAACTTTGAGATTCAGTATCTTGCCTCTTTTCCAGAGGAGTCTTTAAAGAAACAGGTCAACAAGCAGCAGCTTCTAAAGAACATTCGTGCGTTTTATCAAGCAAAAGGAACTGAGCAGTCAATCAAGTTCATTTTCAATGCTATTGTATCGGATGATGTCACTAATGTACCAGAAGTTTATTATCCTAGAGACAATACTCTAAAATCATCTGTTTCTGGGTGGATTAATAAGTATGCACTGAAGGTAAAACTGATTTCTGGGGATATTCTAAAAACAGTAGGTGAAAAAATTGTTCAAGTCAATGATATTCTAGATTCTGAAGCATCTAGTGCTTCTGCTGTCATTGATAATGTAAAATTTTTGGGCAATTATGATAATGAGAATATCTACGAGATTATTTTAGCACCAGAAAGCGTTGTAGGCAAATTTGATCTCACCAAAAAGACATTTATAACAAAAAACGTATCTCCTTCGGATGGTGCAGGCAAAAGAGTCAATGTTTTTTCAACTGTGGGTTGGAGAGGCACTGAAGGAAAGGTATTAATTGGAAATGAAGAGTTTTACTTCAAAAATAAGACGGTAAATCAATTTGTAATTGAAAGTCGCACTGGTAATGGGTTCTATCCCGTAAATACTCCAGTATATGACTACAAGATTTTATCTTCTGTGTATGAAGAGGATGGAGTTAACTATACTGTAGAATTTTTGCCTTTGGGCGTTCTGTATAATGTAAATGTAGAGTCAAAATCTCCATACTCAGCAGAAAACGACACAATTCAGATTGCAAGTCCTGGATTTGATACAAGAAACCCAATTGTATATAATATTGGTGGAACTGTACGCTGGAAGATCAATGAATCGCTATCTTCACCACCAATCGGAACATTAAGTGATATTATTGCTAATGTTTCTTCTGTATATGAAGATGAAACGTATTATTACGTTGCAGCATCAGGATTTCCAAATTATGCAAACGTAAATCCCAATTTTGTTTCTCTACCAGGAATTTCTTTATCAGATCAGAAGCATCTGAAATTAATTCGCAAGCAACCTTCACAGACAACAGAAATCTATCCAACTACCACAAGAGATGTTGGTATTTTTGTTAATGGTGCTACTGCTCAAAGCTATAAAGACTACGACACAGTAGAAACTGCAGCTGGAGAGGAAATTATCAATGATGTGGTGTATGGTGGTATTGCTAGCATTGAAATAACAAATAAAGGTACAAATTATAAAAATGCTCCTTATGTTTTGATTGCTGGCGATAGAGGAGCAAGAGCAAAAGCAATAATGTCTGGTGAAGTCATTGAAAGAATTGAAGTTATTGAAGAAGGATCAGATTACGTTGGAGATCCTTTAGTTACGATTACTTCAGGTAGAAATGCTGTGGTTGAAGCGATTGTAACCAAAGATAGAGTAACTAGTCTCAAAATTGTTGATTCGGGTGAATATTACTCTACACCACCTATTATTAGAATTATTGACACTAAAAATGTTGGTAGATTAGCGCAATTTACTTCTATCATTTCTTCTGATGGAAAACTAATTGGTTTTAATAAGATAGACGAAGGTAAATTCTATACCCAAGAGAATATTCAGGTATTTGTTGATGCTGTGGGTTCAGGTGGTGCTGCAACAGCATTCACTAAGAGATGGAAAAAGAATCGTTACGAAGTTCTCAAAAACAAATTAGATAGCAACAACGGATTCTACTTCTTAAATTACAACAAAGCACTTGGTTATGGTTATTCCCACGTAGCATCACCAACTGCTCTCAGACAAGAACTAAATGACACTGGAGCATCGCATTCTCCTATTTTGGGGTATGCATACGATGGCAATCCAATCTACGGCGCATACGGGCACACAGACCCCTTAGACGCCTCTTCTAGCATCGTTAGAATGGTATCTAGCTATAAGATTGACCCCAACTTCAGAAACCGCCCGCAGACCTCAGAATGGCCTATTGGATCTTTAATTGAAGATTACAAATATCAACATAGACTAGGAACTCTTGATCAAAACAACGGAAGATTCTGCGTAACCCCAGAATACCCAAATGGTGTATATGCATACTTCATTACTGTAGATTCATCCAATACTCCAGTATTCCCCTACATCCTAGGAGAAAACTTCTACTCTATTCCAGTAGACTCAAACTACAACAAGAGTATTTCTCAAGATGATATTCCAGTAAAAGTCAAGAAATTAAGAACTTCAGGTATTCAACCAAATGGCGTAAATTCTCTTGCGGTCGTAGAAACTGTAAACACTGGTAAAGTAGACTCTGCTGTTGTAGATTCCGACACAGATAACTTCTCTGTTGGTGGTGTTGTTTTCACAAATAACGACAACACCGAAGGATCTGGATTAACAGCCGAAATTTCTTCTATTACTGGAAGAAACATTGTATCAATTGAATCTCAGCAAACTAAGGCAAAATTAGTCAATACAAAGTCTCCAGTATACTTATTTGATAATTCAATTCTCACCCAGCAGAATACTGGAGCAACTGGTCAGGTAGTTGGTGATATTTTTGAAGAGAATAGAATTATTCTGAGAAATGTCACTGGAAACTTCAATGTATTTGATAAGTTAGATTCTGCTACCAGAGTAGTTCTTCTTCTAGTTGATAGAGCAGCTTTCTACACTAAAGGATCTACATTAAGATTTACTAACGGCAAACAGGTCACTGTTATTAGATTAGAGAATAACAGATTAGTTGTCGCTAGCAATCCATTCCAAAATGGAGATCCAATTTCTTTCCCACAGACAGGGAACGGTATCGTAGCGAATAAAATTTACTTTGTAAAAAATATCGCCACGACCAGTTTTGAAATCTCAGAAACCCTGAATGGTCCAACATTATCCTTACAAAACACTCAAAACTTTGGTGTAGTTGCAAATAGTGAAATTGCTAGAGGAGAAGTATTGGACGATGTGTTTGGCACAAACACAGTGCGTGTGAGAGTCATTGAAGGAGAGTTTTTCACTGGAACTACAGATTACTTAAGAAGTGACAATATTGATGATACTTTAGGCGCAAGAATTTTCAGAAAAGATGAGTTAAGCAAGAATATTGAAATTGATGAAGTTAATGATAATATTGTAATTGTCAAAACTGATACTAATCATGAAATTACAGAGAATGATAAAGTAACAGTCAATATTGATCCAAATGATAGTACCACCACTACAAATTATTATGTAAGAAAGAGAATCTATCAAAAACTAAAATTAGAATCTCCATCTTTCTTTGCAACCATTGATGATAGTGGTGTTGGTTCAACTAAGACGTTAAATGCTGGGGATGATTACGCAAATACAGGAAATGCTGTATATACTAATGTAGAATTAATTTTTGCAGATCAAAATGCAACTAGAGAAGATGTTGGTGCTCCTGGAGACTCTGGTAATGCTAGAGCTACGATTACAGTCAATTCTGGCAAAGTAACAAATGTATCCATCACAACAAAAGGGAGGGGATACAAAATTGGCGATCTTTTAACAGCATCTAGCACTACTTTACAAAGATCACCAAGTTCACTAAGTCAAAATATTCTATATCTAGAAGTAGCACACGTAGGTCTTGGTTCTCTACAGAATACTTTATTCCTATCTTCTGTTGAAGGACTATCAGCAAATGATTATTTGAAAATAGATGATGAAATTGTTAAAGTAACTGCAGTAAATGTAGCAACATCGTCTGCAACTATTTTAAGACCATTCTTTGATACACAAAGAGCAAATCATTTTAACGGTGCTCTAGTTAGTTTGTATTCTGATGTTTACAATTTCACCGAAGGTTATAGAATTGGACCTTCAACTGGAGATGCTTACATCAAATCTTACAACGCAGAAACGCAAGAGTTAACAGTTTATTTTGATATTGATCAAACACTCTCTTCTATTACAACTATTGATTTCAACACCACGTTCTTTGACAATAGTGTACCAGCAAAGATTGTCAGAATTAACTCAGTAATTGAACCAGCTTCATATCGTTTTGAGTTTTCAAAGGGCAGTGAAAATGGTCCTTGGATGATGAATCCAGTTATTGAGATTCAATCTTATTACAAGTACAAATTTATTACATCACATCCATCCTTATCTGGTTCTTATCTAGAATTCTCCCCCAGTGGAAATTATAACGTAGTAGTGACAGAAACAGAAAGAGGTACTATCATTCCTGGTTCTGGAAATGCAAGTTCGTCTTTCATTACAGTTAAATTTGGATATGGTAGTGCTGTCTCCACTAATAATTACGATGAAAAGATTGATATTCCTTTCAATAAAATTTTCTACTTTGATAAGTCAAATATCATTGAAAATAATGGTTCATACTTGTCACTAGTAAATGATCCCTTACAAGGAGAGCACACTGTAATCTACGTCTCCCCAAGATCATTTGTATATGCTGTTGATACTGCACCACAGTATGATGGAAGTGGATCGCAGTCTTATACAACCACATCAAAGTTTGCAACAGGGCCGATTGCAAAAATTAACATTTCAAATCCTGGCAGTGGTTATAAACAACTCCCAACTGTATATGGATGTCGCGTAGCGAGCAAGTATGAATGCTTAGCTTCATTAGATTACAATACAACCACGAAAAAGATAGATGCAATCACTATTGATCTATCAGGTTCTAACTACAGCAAACCAAAGGCAGTTCTCCTTTACAAAGATAGAGTTATCGCACCAAACTACAGAATTGTTAAGAATGTTGTAACTGATGGTATTGTGGCAATCATCAATGAAGATACTTTACTGACTTTTGATGAAGAACCACAAATTTTTGTAATTGAAACAGATTTGAATATTTTCTATTCTAGTGACAGTATTGGAACTATAAAAAATATCAAGATTATTGAGAACGGATCTAATTACTACGATGATTACTCTATCCTACCATATTTCAAATCTCATCAAATTTTGATGATTAAAAATTTCCCTAAAGATGCATTTATCTTCGGTGAAGTTATTGAGCAAGTGGAAAATGGCGAGGTAATTGCTCGTGCAAGAGTTTCTGATAATGGATTCAGAAACGGTATTAATCTATTGAAAGTTTTTGAAGTACAAGGCGAATTCAAACCAGGATTAAACATTACTGGTAAGTATAGAAAAACTACATGTCAAGTTACAAAAGTTTTTGCTTCATTAATTACCCCAGAACTACAATCTTACTATGATAATCTAGGATACTATGATTCGGATTCTGGCAAAACATCTTCAGCTGAACAAAGACTAACAGATTCATATTTCTACCAAGATTATTCCTACGTTATTAAATCTAAGTCTACTATTGATAAGTGGAAGAAGTTAATCAAGCAAACTTCACACCCAGCTGGTTTTAATTTGTTTGGTGAAGTTTCTATTAATTCGGAATCTGAAGAGAGCAAAATACCAGTAGTTCAACCATCTTCATCATCTATTAGTATTGTTGAATTATGGGATGAGAACACCAATAAAGTAACAGTAGAATCAGTTACGAGAAAGGTATCTCAAAATATTGTAAGTTTCAAAAACTTAGCGGTAAATCGTGGAAAAGGTTCTATATATCTTTCCGAATATGATACTTCAGAAACTCTAGCATTAGTATTCAAATTACTAGAAC